ATGAGCAGGCGCCGCGACCATCGCGAATCCCGAGCGCTGAAATACCTCACCGAGCGCGGCATTGCTTCCGCGCTCGACCTGGGGACCGCTGCCCTCGCGGGCGAAACCAGGACGGCACGTTTCCGGGAGCGGGAATGGCTGGGCCTGAAAATCGGAATGCATTTCGTGCAGCGCGGCTTTGCCCGCGTCGACCAGTTCAACAAGTTTCGATGGGTGCCGCCGGCAAGGTAGGCGCCCGCGACGACATAAGCCCAGGCCTCTGTCGGGATTCGTGCTCAGTGCGGCTAGCCAGGCCGTTGGGGACCGCGAAGGCAAATCGTTTACTTGGAAGCGGGATACCGCCAGTCCAAGGATGGGGAAGTTCCCCGTGGCGATGCATCGGCGGATCGGTGCATCGTCTTAGACCGCCAGTATGAGACGCACGGTAGCGCGGACAGGCTGACCCCCGCGCATGCCTCGATGGACACCATGTCCCCCAAGAGGCAATCCGGCAGACCGCTATGCTATAGGCTCCAAACCCGGCTCCAGACCGTGCATACCCGTCCCCCTTTGCCCCTTACGGAGCAAGGGGGGACGTATGCCCACACCACCCCTTCCACCCGTGCATTCCCCATTCCCCGCCTTGCCTGTTACAACATAACAAGGTATCTGTTCCTAGGACAATGATCCTATGGAGCGGATGCGTTGGCGGGCATCCTCGACGACTTGAAGTCGGACCTCGACGCGGCGCTCACGGGCGAGCTGCGCAACGCCACGCTCTGGACGTACACGCTAATCGATGAAGGCTACGGCAACTCGACGCCTGTCTATGACCAGTCCTATTCGTGCCAGGGCATCCGCGGCAGCTACGATGCCGAATACGCTGGCCTGTCCGGCATCCCACGCGAAGCAGCGAAGATCGAGATCCTGGCAAGCACGCTCTCCGTCGAGCCGACACGTCTCGACAAGGTGAGCGTCGACGACGGCGACTCGCCCGCCGAGTGGTGGATCATCACGCAGATCGCGATCGATCCGCTGGCGCGTGGTGGTTCTCCAATGCGAAGAGACGGATGCGCCGGCATGACCCGCGCATCCGGTGCCAATGCCCGAAAAAGCTCTCGCTCGCAGGACCGGCGGCGAAGTGTTCCTCTCTCGCTTCCGGGGAAAAATTCCGGGGCGGCCGATGTCGCGTGCCGCTTCCTCGAGACCCTGAAAATCCCGGAAGGACCGAAGGCCGGACAGAAGCTCCGGCTGGCGGATTTCCAGAAAACCTTCATCCGGGGCGCTCTCGATCCGGCGAACATGGTCGCGCTGCTTTCGATCGGTCGCGGGAATTCGAAGACGGCGACGGCGGCCGGAATCGCGCTGGGCGCCGTCATTGGGGAATGGGACAAGCAGCCGAAGCGCGAGATCCTGCTGGCGGCGCGCAACCGCGACCAGGCGAAAATTGCCTTCAACTTCATCGTCGGCTACATCGAGCGGCTGCCCAAGGCCAAGCGGGAACTGTTCACGGTTCGCCGCGGCTCCCGGCTGGAAGTCGAGTTCGCCGGCAATGGCGGCGGGCTGGCCCGCTGCATCGCGGCCGATGGCCGATCGATCCTTGGCGGCGCTCCGACGCTGGCCATCCTCGACGAACGGGCGGCATGGGAGCGGGAAAAGGGCGACCTGCTGGAAAACGCCATTCTCTCCGGGCTCGGCAAGCGCGGCGGGAAATGCCTCATCATCTCGACGTCGGCGCCCGACGACGCGAACACCTTCTCCCGCTGGCTCGACGAGCCGCCACCCGGCACCTACGTGCAGGAACACCGGCCACCCTTCGGGCTCCCGGCCGACGACGCGGAATCGCTGCTGATCGCCAACCCCGGCGCGGCCGAAGGCATCGGCGCTTCGCTGGAATGGTTGCAGGCACAAGCCCGCGCGCATCGCCCGCGGCGGCTCGGCTCTTTCCAGCTTCCGCATCCTCAATCGAAACGAGCGCGTCTCGACCGAGGGCCGCTCCGTTCTGGTCACGGTCGACGAATGGCTGCGGGCCGAAGTGGCTCCGACGAGCTGCCGGCGCGTGAAGGCGAGTGATCCTGGGCGTCGACCTTGGCGGCTCCCGTTCCATGTCGGCGGCGGCGTTCTACTGGCCGAAGACGGGCGGCTCGAGGCCGTCGGCACCTTCCCGAGCAAGCCGGGCCTTGCCGATCGCGGCGCGGCCGATGGCGTGTCCGGCCGCTATCTCGAAATGAAGGACCGGGGCGAGTGTTCACGCTCGGAGAAAACACGGTTCGCCGGCGTGGCTGGCGGAGATCGTCAGCTCGCGGACGGCGCGGCAATCTCCTGCATCGTCGGCGACCGCTTCCGCCATGCCGATTCATCGAGGCCATGCAGAAAGCCGGGCTCCGCGTGCCGTTCATCTGGCGCGGATTTGGCTGGAAAGATGGCAGCGAAGACGTCGAGCGCTTTCGCCGGGCGCTATTCGACGGGCAGGTGAAAACCCGGCCGTCTCTGCTGCTCCGCTCCGCGATGGCCGAAGCAATCGTGCTTGTCGATCCCGCCGGCAACAGCAAACTCGCCAAGGCTCGCTCCCTTGGGCGCATCGATCCGGCCGCGGCGGCCGTCCTGGCGGTTGCCGAAGGCGCCCGGCACGTGGCGCGGCCCTCTGTAACCCGGAGGGCCGCGACATGGGCATGAAGCACGGCCGGGCCGGATATTCCGTCTACCGCTCCGCCCGGTGGCAGGGCATCCGCCTGGCTGCCAGAAGGCGGGACGGCTGGAAGTGCACCGAGTGCGGCTCCGCCGGCCGGCTGGAAATCCATCACAAGCAATCGGTGCGGCAGGCGCCGGAACTCGCCTACGAGCTGGGCAACGTCACTTCGCTTTGCCCTTCCTGTCACCACGCTGAAACCATGGCGGAACGCGGCCTGGCTCCGGGCCCGGCGCGCGAAGCATGGAAATCCCTGTTGAACGAAAGGATGCAGAAATGCTCGAATCCGTGAAGATTCAGCGTCGGCAAAGCGAAATCCGCCAAGCCCTCGCTGCGCTGGTCGGAAAGGACAAGCCGACCGAAGACGAAACCCGCTCCATGGAGACCTGCGCGGATTACCGCTCGAACGAAACCGCTACCGCGCGGCGCTGATCGCCGAGACACCGAACGCCGGGACGCCAAGGCGACTCGAAACCCCGGCGACCGCGAGCAGCGGACCTGATCGCCGGTTCGAGCTTCGCCAGGTGGCGCTCCATCTCGAGAGGCCGGGCGATGACGGGACGACCGCGAGATCGTGACCGAGCGGCGGCAAGGGCCTACCGCGGCATCCCGGTGCCGTGGCGGGCGCTGGAACTGCGCGTCGGCGAAACGGTCGCCAGCGGCGTGCCCGACCCAATCCAGACCCGCCCGATCATCGACCGCCTGTTCCCTGACAGCGTGGCCGGCCGCATGGGCGCGCAAATGGTGAACATCGACCACGGCGAAATCGAGTGGCCGGTGGTCACGTCGAGCGTTGCGGCGGGCTGGGCGGCGACCGAAACCGGCAACGTTGCCGGCCCGACCGTCTTCGCCACGACCGATCGGGCGCTGGCGCCGAATAACACGCTCGGCATCACGATGAAGATCACCCGCAAGTCGCTTAAGCAGTCCGGCGCGGCGCTGGAGTCGGCGGTTCGCCGCGACATGAACGGCGCGATCGGGGCTGCCCTCGACGATGCCGGGTTCAACGGCGCCGGCAGCTCCGGCGAGCCGCTTGGCGTCATCACGGGCGCGGCCACCTATGGCATCACCTCGACGGCCGTGGATGCGGCCGTGTCGTGGTCTGCCTTCCGGGCGGCCGTGGTGCGGTTCATGGTCGCCAACGCGGCCGGCGGGCCGGGCGCCGTGCGGCTGCTCATCCGCCCCGAAACATGGGGCGACCTCGACGACACCTATGTCGACACCGGCAGCGGCATCACGGAGTGGGACAGGCTCATTCGGAACATCCCTGCCGGCAACGTGGTGATGTCGGCGAATGCGCTGCCGGCGCCGGGCGGCTCGCCTTCGGAAGTCGTGGCGCTGCTCACCACCACTGCCGGCGGCGTTCCGCCGATCTTCGTGGGCACCTGGGGCGCCGTCGACCTCATCCGCGATCCCTATTCGGACGCGGCATCGGGAGGCCTTCGGCTCACAGGCCTTGTCACGGCCGATGTAACCGTGGCGCGGCCGGCCCAGCTCGAACTGCTGACGGACCTGCAGTAATGCTCTACGGCTCCCCGATCGCTTTTGAGGTTCGCGCCGAAGGCGGGGCGACCCGGCTTTCGGGGCGCTTCCCCTATGGCGCGGAAACGACGCTCGGCAACGGCAGGCGGGAACGATTCGCCTCCCGAGCCTTCCGCTCCCGCATCGAGGCCGGCGAGAACGTGTTCCTTCTTGCCGGACATGATCCCGAGAAACCGCTCGCCTCGACCGAGGCGGGCTCCCTCACGCTCCGCGACGATGACCAGGCGCTGCAGATCGAGGCGCGCGTGGTCCCGAGCACGTCATGGGCGAACGATGCCCTTGCCGCGCTATCGGCCGGGCTCACCAAGGGCCTGTCGCCGGGCTTCCGCGTTCCCGCCGGCGGCGACATCGTGACCCGCTCGGAAGGCGGGCTCCTGCGCACCGTCGAGCGGGCCGACCTGTTTGAAGTGTCGCTCGTGACCAGGCCGGCCTACGACGCGGCGCAGCTCGCGGCGCGATCGTGGAACGTGACCAGGCCCGAGGCGCCCGACGCTGGCCTGCTTCGTGTTCTCAGCCGGTGGAGGGCATGATGGCCGCAACCACCCTCAGGCAAACCGAGGAAGCGCCCGCGACCTATCCCGCCACGCCTTCCGGCCTGTCCGCGGCCGCGGCGGCGCTCGACGCGGACATGATCTGGCAGCGCATCGAGGCCTACACCGCGCACCGCTACACCGAGCGGGCCGTGACATGGATCGTGGAAGGCTGCGGCGACTGGCACCCGCCCTTGTCGCCGGCGACGATCGACACGGTTGAAATCTGGCGGGCCGACGCATGGGAAACCGTCACGCTCTCGCCTTCGGCCGTGGGCGGCTACTGCCTGCCGGGCGGGACCTACCGCTTTACCGGGGCGCTTGCCGAAGGCTCGCCCGCTCCGGCGGTTCCTGCGGCCGTGGAAGAGGCTTTCGGCGGTGCGGAATACATGGCCGCGTCCAAACGGGGCGCGCTGGCACACGCGGGAGCGCGTGACGGCCGGTTCCGTCACGGTCGACAAATCCCGCTCGGCATCGTGGGCGGCATCGGCAATCGTCAACAGCGGCGCGGCCGACCTGCTTCGCCCGTACCGGAGGGCGGCGTGATGCTCGGATTCCTGCGCAACCTCCTGCCGGCCCGGACCGAGAAGCGCTCGGCATCGTCCGGCTTCACGGCGGAGATCATCGCGGCGCGCGAAAGCTACATCAGCGGCCGGCGCGGCATTGCCGAGCTGACCGCGACCGCACAGGCCTGCATCAGCCTGTGGGAAGGCGCCATGGCGCTGGCGGACGTGTCGGGGACCGACCTGCTCGATCGGCGCTCCATGGCGCTGCTCGCCCGCTCCGTGGCGCTCCGGGGCGAAGCAGTGTTCCTCATCCGGGAGGCCGGGCTTGTGCCGTGTTCCGACTGGGATCTGCGCACCCGCTACGGCCGGCCGACCGCCTACCGTGTCGGCATCTCGGAAGCGGGCGGCGGCACGACCGAGACCGCACTGGCGGGCGAAGTCCTGCATCTGCGCATCGGCGCTGATCCGGCGGCGCCCTACTATGGGCAGGCGCCCTTGAAGCGGGCGAGCCTCACGGCGGGAATGCTCAATGCGATCGAGACTGCCCTTGCCGAAGTCTTCGAGCTCGCACCGCTCGGCTCGCAAGTCGTGCCCATGCCCGAGCAACCCGAGACCGACAACACGACGCTCGCCCGTTCCTTCCGTGGCCAGCGGGGCCGCGTGCTGCTCCGGGAAAGCGTGAACGTCTCGGCTGCCGGCGGGCCGGCTCCGGCCGTGGACTGGCGCCCGTCGAGCCTGTCGCCGGACCTCGAGCGCTCGATGACGGCAGAAAGCCTCTCCGCGGCCCGGGAGGCCATCTGCGGCACGTTCGGCGTGCTCCCGGCGCTGTTTGCCTCCAATGCGCAGGGGCCGCTTGTCCGCGAGGCCCAGCGGCATCTGGCGAGCTGGACGTTGCAGCCGATCGCCATGCTGCTTGCCGAGGAAGCATCCGACAAGCTCGGCTCATCCGTCGAGATAGACGTGATGCGGCCGGTCCAGGCCTTCGACGTGGGCGGCCGGGCGCGGGCGCTCGCCACCATCGTCCAGGCGCTCGCACAGGCCAAGGAATCGGGACTGGCGCCCGGCGACCTCGACGGGGCGCTGCGCTTGGTCAATTGGGGCGCCGACGACAAGGCAGCTTAAAAAGGGAGAGGCGTGGCGATGCTCTCCCGGCTGCCATGGACGCCAGCACCCGAGGCCAAGCCCAAGCCGCTGCGCAGGATCAATCGCGACCGGCGACGGCATCTGGTCGACACCATCGCGGCAATCCTCAGAAGCGGCGACCCGACACCGTTCGCATTCGAGGCGAGCTGCCGGCATGGCTTGCGCGCCGCTCTCTGCCTGCATGGCTGGCGCTGGCAGGAAGCCGACGCCATGGCCGCGGAGATCGTGACGCTGGCGCTGCGCATCATCGGCGCCCGGAGACCGACATGGGCCGAAGGGCAGCCCGAATTTGTCCAGAACGGCGCGGGCACGCTGATCGAGCGGACCCGCTGCATCCGCTGCCATGACCGTCTTCCCCAGGGACATCACAAGTTCGCGAGCTCTGTGCGACCGCGATCATCTGAGGCTCTATCGTCTCAGGGATGCATCGGAGGCCAAGGCCTATGCTCTCGCGGTCCGACTTTGACGACCTCTGCCCATGGTGCGGCAGCGTCATCGATCGCACGCGGCCGCATTCGATCAAGCGCGTTTACTGCTCGAAGGCCTGCCAGATCGCCTATCTTCACCAGCTCGACAAGGATGGCCGGTTAGAGGCGAAGCAGGGGCGTGTCTGCCAGGAATGCGCCGGCCCGATCCCGGCCACCAGGCGGGCGAACGTGACGCGCTACTGCTCCCGGCCGTGCCAGCAAAAGGCCAGCGGATCGGTGCGCGTCGGGCGCTATATGCGCACATGCAAGATCTGCGGCATCGATTTCCCCGGCAAACACCCGACGCAAATCTACTGCTCGAATTCGTGCAGGGGCCGGGCCGGCTGCATCGTGCGGTTCTCGAAACGGCTGCGATGCGATGCGGCGGAGTAGCTTTCAGTCCTTCGCCAACTTCCTGCCCAAGGCCGTCAGACGCGCAATCTCATGTCGTTCCCGCAGCTCGACCGCGCGGCGCGCGTCCTCTTTTGAAGTCGGCTTTCGCCGGAAGAAAAGCTGCCGCGATCTGTCGATGAGGTAAACCGATTCCTCAACGGTAAGGCCAACTAGGACCTCATTGCCCGCGTCGTCGTTCCCAAGGTCGATCATCTCAGTGAGAAAGGCGCGTTCGGCCTCAGTCAGATCGAGCTGCTTCACCGCCATCGCACTTTCCCTTTCGCATCGATCGTGCAATCTTGTGCGCACCCGCCGGCCGTTGGAAGCGACCGGCGGGCACTTGCCACCACGAGCCGAGGCACGGCCCGCAATGACCAATTATTTCCCTACTTCAGATTTGCGCTGCCGCGCCATGGCTTTTCACCCATGAGGAGAAAACCATGACGACCACCCCGTTCCGTTTCGAGAATGCAACCTGCAGCGTCGACGCCGCGGCGCTGCGCAAGATGTCCATGGAAGAACTTCGCGACTTTCGGGACGCGATCCACACGATGACTTCGGTGTTGTCCGGTCTCCGGTCACAGCCGCGCTTTGAGAAGGAAGGAGACTGGCGGCAGCCGAACATCGCCGGCGCGGTTCTCGAAGCCATCAGCGAGTTTCTTAGCGGCTATGAGCAGACTGCCTTCGAAGTGGTCAAGGCTGCCCGGCCGACCCATCCGTATGATGTGGAGTGCCGCGCTCAGGCGATGCTGTGCTACGAGGCGGACATGTGCGGAAGCCTAAATGATCTCGCTGTAATGGCAGCCGAAGCCGAGAGGGATCACGCCGCGGCGCTGTTTCGGCAGCAAAAACCACCGTCAACTGACCTTTCATTCCGACCCGGAGCCCGGCCACTCTCGCGGCCGGGCTTTTCTGTGGCGCGCGACCGCTTGACGGCAACCTTAAACGTGTTGTACAAGGTGCCATGCTCACGATCGCACAAGCGGCTCACCTCGCCGGTATCGCGCCTGGTACCCTCCGTCTCTGGTTTCAGAAGCATTTCGAGATGACCGGCGCCGACCAGGCCGCGCCGGCAGGCGGGACGCGCCGACTATCACCCCACACGACGATGGCCGTTGCGATCGCCGCCGCCCTGTCGCGGCTGGGCGTTCCGCTGGAGCACGCGGCACACGCCGGCATGACCTTCGGCCATACGCAGATCGGCAGCCCGAGGCGCCCGGCGCCGGGAATGACCTACACAGGATCGGTGCTCACCATCATCGCCATCGACCCGGCTGGTACGACGATGCGATTCATCAGGATCTTCCCTGCTGGCCACGCGACGGCGACGATTTCTTGTCGCGATAGGCGACACCGGCTCCGTCCTGCTGCCCGTCAACCGATTTTCCGCAACAACAACGCGGCTCTGGTTGCGCCCAAATACTTCCGCCTCGCACCTTCCTTTGAGGCCGGCGGCCGGCAACAGCGACAAGCTGCCCTCCGTGGGTGCGAGGCGCCCCGCGTCCGGGGACCAACAACCTCGCGACGTCGCGAGGTTTCGAATGAACTAGTCTTGGACGGTCAAGGGCGGCACGCCGGCGCCTATTCGCTAGGGCTGCGCTGATGGCCAGGACCATTCTTGGCGATCGCCCGCCGTCCTACGTATCGAAGGCAACGCTCGCGGCCGAACTCGACGTCTCGGAATCGACCGTCGACGACTACGTGCGGCGCGGCATCCTTCCCAAGCCGATACAGCTCGGCGGCTCTGTCCGCTGGTGCTGGGCACAGGTGCAAGCCTCGCTGGCGCCGCTTTCCGGCCCGGCGGCGCCTTCCGATCCCTTCATGGCGGGAGTGGAGAATGTCTCGAAAACAGCGGCATAGGGCTACCGTCTCGCTGCCGAGGGGCGTGCATCGTGTCGTGTCCCGAGGGCGGGAGTATTTCTATTTTCAGCCGGGCAGGGGCACCGGCCACGTGGGCGAGCGCGTCAAGCTCCGAACGACCCCACTCGCCCGAATTCTGGGTTGCCGTCCGCCAGGCGCAAGGCATCGCCGGACCTGTCGCCGCGGACACGGTAGGCGCCCTCATCGATACCTATGAGACTTCGTGGCCCGGACTGCCGCGCAAATTGAGCGACGGCACGAAGGAGAAATATCGCTACTCGCTCCGCGTGGTGCGCGATGCCTGGGGAAATCTGCCGGCGGAGCAGCTTCGTCCGTCTCACGTGCAAGCGCTGGTCGAAAGGATCGGAGCCGAGAAGCCGGGCACCGCGAACAACGTGCTGGACGCCCTTCGCGCCATGTGCCGCTGGGCGTGCGGACCACGCGAGCTTCTCAGCCGCGACCCGACGCACGGCGTTGCCCATTTCGACAAAGGCGAGGGGCACAAGCCATGGACGCCTGAGCAGCTCGCCTTCGCCGACGCGACCTTCGCCGGCATGTTGCGGCGCGCCTACGTGCTCGCCCGCTACACCGGGCAGCGCATCAGCGACATCGTGCGGCTCGGCTGGACCGACATCGACGACGGCGGTTTCGGTCTCGCCAAAAAAGACGGCGTCCGGCCGTGTGCCGATCTTCCCGGAACTCTACCGAAATGGCGACCGGGAGAAGCGCCCGGCCCGTTCTGCGCAAGAGGCGGAAGCCTTTCACCACAACCTACTGTGGAAGATGCTCGACAAGGACCGCGAGCGCACCCGGAGCTCGACGGCGTTGTCTGGCACGGTCTCAGGGCGAATGCCGTCATCCGGCTACGCCAGTCGGGGCGCTCCGCGATGGAGATTTCCGACGCGATCGGAATGAGCGTTCCCATGGTCGAGCGATACAGCCGCTATGCCGACCGCAAGGCAGGCGGCAAGGCGCTGCTGCTCAGCCTCGCGGAACACAAGCGGGACAAAGCTGTAAAACGCTGAAAAACTGGAAAGCCAAGATGCTTGAAAAACAACAGCTTAGCAGAGCGGGAAGGAAGTGGAGGTTTCTGTTGCCAGGTACCTCCGAACCCCGCCTAGCGGTGCGAACCGCCAGGACTTGATTTGAAGCTATCGCACCGCATCAAGCGGCGAGACGTGCTTCCGCATAGTTGTCGTTGGCAACTATAAGGTCAGCCCGATAACGGTGGTACAATGCCGGGCAAAAGCACGATCTTTACACCTTCGTCGATCCTGTTTCGCCCCCATCAGAAACCGCTCGCCGCCGAGCGGTTCGTGGTGGAGGCGCCGGGTACTGCCCCCGGGTCCGAACGGCTTATTGCATCGCCTGTTTATCGCCATAGCCGGCAAAGCCGGCATCCCCTATATAGGGCTCGCCCGAGCCGATTGGAAGGGCTACGGTCCGCACTCCCGTACCACGAGGACAAAGCGGCGCTCGCGGCTATCGGCGCGGCCATTCAGGAGTTGCAGTCCAGCGGCAGGATGGCCAGGACGTTCGCAGCCAATCGCCTGGATCGGGCCTCGTCCTTTCGCCAGCAAGCCCGATCAGGACGCATATGACAGGCATCCCGACAGTGACGCCGCACTTTCCAAGACTCTTTTCCACCCTGAAGCTGCGCGGCAAGACGTTGCGCAACCGCGTCGTCTTCGGCGCACACACGGCCAACATGTCGGAGGGGGGCCTGCCCGGCGTGCGGCACGTCGCCTATTACGAAGAGCGGGCGCGGGGCGGCGCGGCGATGATCGTCGTCGAGCCGATGCCGGTTCATGCCGCGACGGTGCTTACCCGCGGCAACTTCCTGCATGGCGACGATGCCGTCATCCCGCATTTCCGGCGTGTGACCGACGCCATCAAGCAGCACGGCGCGGTCGCCATCCAGCAACTCTACCATGTCGGCAGCCATGGCGATTCCGATCTCTCCTTTCACGCGCATTGGTCGCCGTCGGGGCTTCCCAGCTATCACGACAGCGACGGCTCGCATGCCATGACCGTGCGCGAGATCGAGGAGACCATCGACGGCTTCGTGCAGGCCGCGCGCCGGTGCAAGGAGGCCGGTTTCGACGGCGTGGAGGTATGGGCGGCCTATCACAGCCTTCTCGATCAGTTCTGGACCCCCTGGTCCAACCGTCGCGAAGACGAATGGGGTGGCTCGCTCGAGAACCGGACGCGCCTTTCCCGAACCATCATGACCCGTATCCGCGAGACGTGCGGACCCGACTTCATCATCGGGCTCGCCATAGCGGATGAACCCGATATTGAGAATGCGCTCAACCGCGAGGAGCTTGTCGAGATCGTGGCGATGCACGACGAGGCGCACCTGATGGACTATGTGACCTGCGGCAGCGGCAGCTACTTCGACTTCTACAAGATCATGCCGATCTTCATCTATCCGGAGAAGCTGGGCGTCGACCTCGCGGCGATGATCAAGGCCACGGTTCGGCATGCACTCGTGACCGCCGAAAGCCATATACGGACACCGGAGAACGCCGAAGCGGTGATAGCTGCCGGAGCCGCCGACCTCACCTCGATCGTGCGCGGGCAGATCGCCGATCCGCACCTCGCCAACAAGGCGGCTGCCGGCAGGCCCGAGGACGTCCGCGGCTGTCTGTCCTGCAATCAGATGTGCTGGGGCCGGCGTTCCCGTGACTACTGGATCAGCTGCCTGATCAACCCGTCTGCCGGGCGGGAGTTCGAATGGGGCGGTGATCGCTTCCGGAAGGCCGCGGTGCAACGCCGGGTGCTCGTGGTGGGCGGCGGTCCGGCCGGGCTGGAAGCCGCACGGGCCGCTGCCGAACGCGGCCATGAAGTCACGCTCGTCGAAGCTTCCAGCGTGCTTGGCGGGAATTTCCGGTTGGCGGGGCTGCAGCCAAGGCGTGCCCAGATCACCGATCTGATCGAGTGGTACGAGCGTCAACTGGGACGCCTCGGCGTCGAGATGCGGCTGAACACCTATTTCGAGGCGCAGGATATCGTCGTGCATGGCGCGGAGGCGGTCATCCTCGCCACCGGCTCGCTTCCTCCCGAAACCGGGTTCCAGAAGGCCTTTCCCGATCTGGACGGAATGCCCGGCTGGGAGCGCGGCAATACCTTCTCGATCGAGGCGGTGATGGCGCGGCAGGCGCGCCCCGGCAAGCGCGTCCTGCTCCTCGACGAAAGCGGCGGCTGGCGCGGTTGCGGAACCGCCTGGAAGCTCGCCGAGGAGGGCCATGAGGTGACGCTCGTCACGCCCGAACCGATGGTGGGCCGCGAGTTGCAGCGCGTCGCCGCCGACCTCCCGCTGCGAAAGGTTCTCGCGCGGCTGGGCGTTCGCTTCATCGTGGAGCACGGCATTTCCGAATGGCACGGAGATGGCGCCACGGTCGTATCCCTTCTCGACGGGGGCCGGCAGCATGTCGAGGCGGACACCCTGGTTACAGCCACCACGAATGTCGCAGCCGACTGGCTGGCGCAGGAACTCGACAAAATGGGTGTACCGTTCCAGGCGATCGGTGACGGAGTCGCGCCGAGACAGGCGCCTTACGCGATCTATGAAGGTCGCAAGGTCGCGCTGGCATTGTGAGAGAGGCGGGCGGGCACACGCTTCCGCTCGGAAAAAGTGCATCCATTGGCGCTTCGCCGCTAAGCCTGGAACGGGGGATAACGCCGCGCGACCGCTTCCGGGTCATGTCCGCCTGGCTTCCGCCCCCTATATTGAAACCGAACCCGCCCGAGTCGATCGATGCGCCAGTACCTCGACCTCCTCGAACACGTTCTGGGAAACGGAGCGGACCGCAGCGACCGCACCGGCACCGGCACGCGCTCGGTATTCGGCTGGCAGATGCGGTTCGACCTCGCCGACGGATTTCCGGTCACCACCACCAAGAAGCTGCATTTGAAATCGATCATTCACGAGCTTCTGTGGTTTCTCGCCGGCGACACCAACATCGGCTACCTCAACGAGCATGGCGTGACCATCTGGGACGAATGGGCCGACGAGAACGGCGACCTCGGTCCTGTCTATGGCCGCCAGTGGCGCTCCTGGCCGGACGGGCGGGGCGGCGAAATCGACCAGATCGCCAACCTTCTCGCCGAGCTTGGAAAAAACCCGCATTCCCGCCGGCTGATCGTCTCGGCGTGGAACCCGGCCGAAGTGGCGGCGATGGCGCTGCCGCCGTGCCACTGCCTCTTCCAGTTCTACGTGGCCGACGGAAGGCTGTCCTGCCAGCTCTACCAGAGGTCGGCGGACATTTTCCTGGGCGTGCCCTTCAACATCGCTTCCTACGCCTTGCTCACACTGATGGTGGCAAAGGTGTCGGCTCTGCGGCCCGGTGAATTCATACACACGCTGGGCGACGCGCATCTTTACTCCAACCACTTCGAC